AGACCCGTATTAGCCTGTCGTTTAACACATTCCCTGTTGGTAATGTCGGGGAAGAAATGGATTTAACTGGACTTCAATTAGGAGAATTAGATGGCGCATTTCGCTGAAATCGATAGCAACAATGTCGTGCTACGGGTTATCGTTGTAGACAACAGAGATACCTCAACCCCTGACGGCACGGAAGTTGAATCCATTGGCGTGGCTTTCTGCCAGCGTCTATTTGGCGGCAACTGGGTTAAGACCTCTTACAACGGAAACATCCGTAAGAACTACGCAGGGATTGGATACACATACAACGCTGGTCTTGATGCGTTTGTGCCTCCGAAACCTTTTGCGTCTTGGGTTCTAAACGACACCACAGCACAATGGGAATCTCCAACACCAATGCCTACTGACGGCAAGAAGTATTCATGGGATGAGGCCACAACAAGTTGGGTAGAAATTGAGTCTGAGGTTGCATAATGGCATCAATCGTTGAAGTCAAAAGCCAACTTGACACCCACGAAGCTGTCTGTGCTGAACGATATCTTGGGATTAACGCTAGACTAAAACGGCTAGAGCAAATCCTGATTGGCTCTGCTGGGTTCATTATTGTTTTACTGTTGAGCCTAGTTGTTAAGTGACAACGGTAGCCGCAAAATTTTCTACGGGAGAAATCGCCGCAGATAGTATGGTTAGCGGCGACGATTCTTTCTACCTAGTTGAAAAGTTGCGACGTGGCAAGGATTGTGTCTATGGTGCTTGCGGCGACTGGGATAAGATTCTAAAGTTTTATCAGGCAATGGAATCGGGTGGTGATTTAGATTCTGATATTGACGTGACCGTTCTTGAACTCAGACATGATGGCATTTATATTTACGAAAGTACCATCATACCTGCCAGAATTAAGAACGACTTTTGGGCCATAGGTACTGGTGCTAACTTTGCAATAGCGGCAATGCACATGGGGGCATCTCCCCGTGAGGCGGTCGCTATTTCTTGTATGTACGACACAAGTTCCCATGAGCCCATCGACGAAGTTAAACTTACGGGGAAAAGTCGTGGCGCTAAAAAAAGTATCTGACGAAGAAATCATTAGTTCGATGAAACGGTTTGGCAGTACGAAGATTGCTGCAGAGCACGTTGGTTTGTCTGTCCGGGCTCTAGCCCAACGCAAGGCCAAGATTCAAATGCAGTATGGCATCTCTCTACCAGCGTACTTGGCTCCACAAGATAGCCAGCGCAATACATTCATACCAGAGAATCGCAGGGTGATAGAGCACAAGGTAGACAATGGCCATGTATTCATCGCCAGCGATTGCCACTACTGGCCAGAAGAATCAACCATAGCCCACAAAGCATTTGTCAAATTGCTAACTGAGTTTAAGCCTAAGACTATTGTGCTTAATGGTGATGTCTTTGATGGGGCTAGGATTAGCCGCCATGCCGCTTTGATTAAGACTAACCCGCCAACACCAAAGCAGGAAATCGAAGCCTGCCAAGACCGGCTGCATGAGATTGCTAACGCATCTAAGAACGCTACTAAACTGTGGACGTATGGCAACCATGACGTGCGCCTCTTTAACTATATTGCCCAGAACGCACCGGAGCTATCAGAGTTTAGCGATTTGTTTGCGTACTTCCCGGGCTGGCATACCGGCTGGCGTATAGACATTAACGACTCTGTTGTTATCAAGCATCGCTATCATAACGGCGTGCATAGTACGTGGAATAATGCCTTGAAATCTGGGCGCAGTATTATCACCGGGCATCTACATCAGCTCAAAACGACCCCCTTTTCAGATTATGACGGGCGTCGCTGGGGGGTAGACGCCGGGACGCTGGCCGAACCATACGGGGATCAGTTCACTTACACCGAGATGAACCCAGTCAACTGGTGCTCTGGGTTTGTAGTTCTTACATTTGAGAACGGCAAGCTGCTTCCGCCAGAGTTGTGCGAAGTGCTTGATGGTGTTGCCTACTTTAGGGGCCAAAGGGTTTGACATGAGTGACTTAGTAGCATCGGCTAAGGGCGCAGCGCAGAGCATCAAGAGTGCGCTGGCTGCTGGCAAAGAGATTGAGTCGGTGGTTACTGACATTCAAAAGCTGGGCGTTGCCGAGCTTCAGGCCAAGCAACAGTTTCAAAAGAAACAGCGTGTAATCAAGGGTGATACCACAATCCTCACAGCCTTTGCGGAGTGGCGCAGATTGAAAGAGATTAAGGAAGCGGAGGACGACCTGTTCCAACAGCTTGTCGAGCGTTACGGCAAGGAAAAGGCTGAGTTTGAGTGGAAGGATATTCAGGCAATCAAAGAACGGCAGATGAAGGAAGTCAAGGATGGCCGTGACGAGATGGGCCGTGACCTAAAGAAGCTGCGTGAGCTCAAGGTCATGTGCTTCATAGCGTCCCTAATTATTGTTACAACCTATTACATTTTCAAAGGACACCTGTAATGCTATCTCTTATCTCTACCCTCGGTGGTCTACTTATCTCTGGCCTACCTCGTCTCTTAGATTTTTTCCAAGATAAATCTGACAAAGAGCAAGAGTTAAAGCTAGCCCAGATTCAAACTGAGCGTGAGCTGGCCTTGGCAGAGCGTGGCTTTATTGCCCAGCAAAAGGTTGAGGAAATCCGTACTGACCAGATTGCCATGCAGACCGAAGCTCAGATGCAAAACGCAGCTCTCGACCATGACAAGAAGGTGATGGAGCGTGCGTCTACTTGGGTGGTCAACTACGTTGGCACGGTACGCCCGACCGTGACCTACATCTTTGTGCTTGAGCTGGTGGCAATCAACGCATGGCTAGCTTGGAACATCTTTACCATGCCGCACCTAGTGGCGTCGGTGGGCGACGTTGAGAAGGTGGCCGAGCTTATCTTCTCAAGCGACGAGATGGCCATGCTGGGCGGCATCATTGGATTCTGGTTCGGCTCTAGGGGCTGGGCTAAGAAGTGAAGGTAAGCAAGGATGCAATCGAAGGAATCAAAAAAGACGAGGGGGTACGACTTCGTCCATATCGCTGTCCTGCTTTACTGTGGACTGTTGGTGTTGGTCATGTTATCGATCCTAATCACATAAGGGTAAAGCTAGATGAACGCAAAGGACTTAGTATCCCTGATGGGTGGGATAGAGTTTTGTCAATGGCTGAAGTCGATGACATACTTGCAAAAGACCTCGCTACGTTTGAGCGAGGCGTACTTAGACTATGTCCAGAAGGACTTACCCAAGGCCGCTTCGATGCTCTGGTCTCCTTCAGCTTCAACGTCGGACTAGGTAATCTCCAACGCTCTACCATTCGTATGAAGCATAACCGTGGTGACTTTGATGGCGCAGCCGAAGGCTTCATGGCATGGACAAAAGCCGGGGGCAAAGAGCTCCCCGGCCTTGTCAAACGTCGCAAACACGAACGGCATTTATACCTGAGCTGATTCCCGTAGTGGCGCTAACCACTTGGCTACCTTGGTATTGAGAACCATTCTCATCTCCAAGGTTAGCTGTTCAATAACCTCAAGGTTGCATTGCTTTAGTTGGTCAATGCTATCCAATCGTTTCTGAACCGGCGCCTTGCCTGCCTTAGCAATCTTCTCAATCATTCCCACGTAGGCTGACTCCCATGCGTCGTAGGTAGGATGGTCTGTTGCCTCTCCGTTGGGTAGGGTTAGCGTATATACAGCTCCTACCGGTATCTCGACTGCCTCAACCACGTCGTCCTTCTTGGCTTGCTGGACTGCGCTGGCTACGACGTTACTGATTGCGCTGCCGAACGCACCCGGTGGCTTTGGCAATTCATCTAGCGGATTGTTGACCTTGCGTGCCTCAGAGATTGTCTCAACCTCTGTCTCGTCTAGCATACCCAAGCCGACGTGAGCCAGCACCGAACGGCGGATAGCCTTGGTCGTACACTTGAGTACGGCGTTAGCCAGATGGTCGCCCTTCAACCCGCCAATGTTGACTGCGCCTTGGTTCTCGGACACCCTGCCATCGGAACCCGTTACCCTGCAAGACACAATGTAGATGTCGCCCACGTTCTCACGGTGGGTTATCTGCGTTGATAGCTTATGCACGCTAGACAATTGCTGCGTCGCACTAGCGTTGGCATACAAGACTTGCTTGCCGTTCAGGGTCAGTAAGTCGAATGGCTTGGCAGCCGGGTCAAGCCCTACCTGCTGGCAGCGATACAGGTAGTAGTCCTTCTTTTGCATTGGGCTCAAGCCAGACAAGTCTCCCTTGAGGACAATTGATTCTTGGATAGCAGGGTCTAGCACCTGCGGTTGTACGGTTACGTTGCTCATAGTTATTCCTTTACTGAGACAGAAGATTGACGGATAGAGTAGGCATCACGTGCCGGGATAACCCTTTGCTCTTGGGCTTTGTAGTGGCGCATTGGCCACGACACCTTATACGAACCAGCCACGGCTTTTGATTTACCCTGCATAAGAGCCATCAGTTTGGTCTGACGGTTCTCAATGATTTCCTCTTTTTCCTTGATAATTTTTTTGGCTTCTACAACCTCGGAAGCCCAAGTGACAGCCTCGTTTTGCAGCACGACTGGCTCATCCCCATCGTCTGCTACTGGCCAGCACTTAGCTGCATCGTCGGTGTGCTGTGGCTCATACCAAAGGATTTCATTGGTCTTTTTCCAATGGTCAACCCGACGCTGGAAGTCATGGCATAGATGCTCAATGAAGATTAGGCTTTCTTCGTGCGGCTCAAACAAGAATATCCGCATTGCAATCCCCTGATAGAGCACCGCCACACATCCCCACTTGGCATCAAGAATAGACATTTGGCCTTGGAGCTGTAACGGCCCACGATACAGGGGCAGCGTATCTTCTGGGCTACAACCAGCTACCTTGGCTTCCATTACCCCGACGCCATCGAGCTTGATCTCCCCTTTGCCTGAGACCACAAAGATGCCGTTGGCTGGGTCATGCTTGATAAAGTGACCCGTACCCATTGCGTTACCGTCTAGGCTACCGCATAGCTGCCATGAGGAATGGAAGTATGGCTTGGGGTGGTCTAGGTTTAACTTCTCTATTCCCAGCCGCAGCGCAGCTTCCCGTAGAACTATCTGCTCAAGCCGGTTCCCCCAGTCGGCAGCCTCGGACTCAAATGGTTCCGGCTCTACCAACTGCAAGGCGTCGATGGTCTTGCGTAGCTCGTCGTTTGGCGTTGAATACCTAGACCTACCCGCCACGGCAGCCAGTCTGCTGCACGACAGCATAGTATCGGGCGTTACTTTTCCGTATTCCTTCATTTCTTTTCCCCTTTCTGTGATGGTGGAACCCATCCGTGTTGTTTGAATGTACGTACAACGTCTGTACGCTCGGCTAGAACGTACGGTTTACCAGTCAACAGGCTCATCTGCTGAGCCACGTTGCTAGGCGGCTTGCTTTTGACTAGCTTCAGGTTTGTCATTTCTTACCCTTTTTAATAAACGTGAGACTTGCATATCCGACCAGTTCTTACACCCCCGGGGCGTCAGAATCCCCCTTGCTTCTAGCCCACGACCTACGCCGTTGAGCGACTTGATGCCCTGTGCCTCAAGGTCTTTGACTACAACGCCAATCTTCTTGGCGTAGTCAGAAGCCCTACGAGCTAACGTCTGCCTGCCCTTGCCTGCCGAATCTGCCAGACGTGGGTTGCCAAGTTTTACCCCCCGAGCCTTGGCTGCGGCTAACGCTTCCTTTGTTCTGATTGAAATTTTTTCCCGTTCTTCTTGGGCAATGACTGCCCGTATGTTGTACTCAAGGGTGCTGTGGTTCTGCATATCGGCAATGATTATCTTGATGCCCATCTTGCGAACCCGTAGCAAGAACTCTGCGTCCCTTGATAGCCGGTCTAGCTTGGCCACGGCAAGCGGCAACTTGTGGCGCTGAGCGTAGTTGATTGCTTGGGCCAGCTCTGGGCGCTCATCGTCTGCGCCAGACTCAACCTCAACGAATGAGTACAGCACCATCGTATCTGGGATATTCTTGATGGCCTGCATCTGCGCCTCTAGCCCTAGTCCGCTGCGGCCTTGGCGCTCTGTGGATACACGGTAATACGCAACTATCTTCTGCATGACTTAATCTCCTGAAACGGTAGTTAAGATTTATCGAGAGCTCAATGTACCACAACTGTATTGCTCAATGCAATCTCGGTGATATAATGGATTACCCTTATAGGAGATGGTATGCAACCGCTGCGAAAGT